GAACAAGCTATATCTGGTCTTATTGATTTTGGTCTAATATGGTCTACTTCCATTATTAGTGGTTCGTTTAATCCACATATTTGACAAGTGTAATCATCTCTTACCAGTGCTTGTCTTTTCCAATATTTCATTACTCCACCCTTCCAAGAAGCGTTTTTATCCCCCACATTCTTATTGGTAAAAGATGTCTGGTTTGGCTTCACTATACCTTTGGTATTTTTATTATAAGGGTCTCTATATAAATTTATTTTATTATCAACAAGTCTTTTATCTCCTTTAATAAAAGAAGTTTTGTTTGCCTTAGATAACCCCTTTGTTCCTTTGTTATAAGGAGTTCTTCCTTTATTTATTGTGTTTCCTTTTTCAAACATATATTTAATATAGAACTGGGGCAACTTGATTATTACTAATAATATCTATTAGTTTATTTATTTTATCTTCTAATGGATTCTTTGTCATAGTCACGATTTTAATTATTTAATAGTTGCTCTAAAACTAGCACCGAATAAAGCCATAAAGATACCGTCAATAGCAGTAATTTGTTCTGGCGTTAAGATAAGAACTCCAAACACTAATAAGCAATTAAATACTGCGAAAAAGATACTAACAAGATACACTTTTTTTCCTCTTAACCATTCTATAATGTTGTTCATATTATTATTTAGTTAAATTAATAAAATGTTAGGATATTTTTTACATTAAAGATGCTTTCCAGGCGAAAGTTGCTGTTGTCGCTCCAGGGTCAGCATCTACTGTTATTGTAAAAGTTGTGGCTGTAATAGACCCAATATAATATTTAGCAGCACTACCTAGCGAATTAGTAGGCGTTACCATTATATTATCGGATGTAGGAGTCACTGAAAGTCCGTGAGCAATTATAATAGAAGTAGAACCACTTGGGATAGTTGCTAACCCAGAATTTTCAGTAACAAAGTCTTGATTATTTCTTATTTTAGTATTAGTCCCTCCGTCTAATATAGTAACCTGTTTAGATATTGTAGTATAGAAACCTAAATCACCAATAGCAGTTCCGCTACCATACCCCACACCACCAGTATAACCTCCACCAGAAGCTACTCTTATAAACCATTCGGATGGACTTGAGGCCGTAGTAAATACCGCTAAATACATTTTAGTAACATCTAGGGTGGCTACAAGTGGAATTGTTTTATAATTATAATTAGCCGCAATATCTGTCGTAAGAATAGTATGGCTTGCTAATGAAGTTCCTCCGACTGTTGTAGCATAATCTGTGTTCCATAAATATAAATTAACAGCAATATTGTTAGTAGCAGAATTATTATATAATCTAATAGATATATTTGTTAAGTCTGGATAAATAGGAGAAAAAGATTGTGCTACTGGATTGCCAGAGAAAAGGTCTGCGCTACCGCTATTAGTATCAAATGTTTGGTCAGTGGTACTCGTCAAAGCTGTTCCTGTTATAACATTATCAAGTATTTGGCAATAATTGACATTAGTTCCAGCCAAGACAACACCATAAGTTCCGGCACTTTTAATTCTATTTTGAGATATAACAGTATATGAAACACCGTCACCAGTTCCACCAGCAACATCATTGATAGTTACACCGATATGGCTAACACTGGTGATTGTATTATCAGTAATATCACTTCTGCTAAATGGTATATTTGTAGAAACAGTTCTGATATCAATTCCGTTTCCAGCGGTAGAGCCAGAAAGGATATCTATTTGATTGTGGTGGATTAATAATTCGCCCTCCATATATCCTATACCAATAATACCACTAACAGAAATACCACTGATATTATATATCTGATTGTGGCAAACAACGATATTTTTAGCTTGACTCGCAGAACCACTATTTGCTAAATAAATTATTCCTATTAAAACAGATGAGTAGGTCGAATGAGTTAATGCTAGATTACTGATATTATTTTCTGAAACAATGATATTTTCCATTTGTTCAACATAAGCACCGCCAGCAGCTATTAGTTGGATACTAATTCCGCTCCCCTGCCTTCCTGTTGGAGCTGAAATTCCGCTACAAGTTATATTATTTTTTGAAACCGCTATATTAACTAAGTATGAACCCTCTAAATCTATGCCAAACAAAGAAAAATCATCAATAGTATTATTTATAATATAAACATTTTTCGCGTGAGTGATTGATATTCCATTTCCTGAAACACCACTATTTTTACCATTATCTTTAATATAATTATTTTCAATCAAAGCATCTTGGCAATAATGAGATGGGTCATTATCTCCAGCGGCGTTTCCTATTGTTATCCCATCTCTGCCAAACCCAGTAATATACAAATTTTTTATTTTAATGCGATTAGAACGTTTAAAATAAATTCCACTGGCGTAATAAATAGAGGTAGCACCAGTATAAGATATTTTTAAATTTTCTATGGAAATATCTGATTTTTGGTTAGACTCAAAAGCACCTTCATTATTTAAATCGGCCACTAAATTGATAATAGTAGTTTCACCTTCTCCGGTAATATGTATATTATTATTAAAATTTACTCTATCTGATAAATTATATGTTCCGGTTTTTATTAAAATTACTCCACCACCAGCCGTATTCAAATCGTCAATCGCTGCTTGTATTTGAACGTTGTCGGCTGTCCCATCGCAAATATAATCAGCGTTAGAAAAACCAACAGTTAAAACAGTTTTATATGCTTTAGTGTCAAGTCCAGTTTTTAAAAGATTAACTGTTGGGTATTTAGTCGTAGAAGTATCTATCGTTGTATTTTCTTTATTCGCTGCGTTTTCTGGAACATAACTTAAACCATATTCAATAATATCCCAATTAGCAGCAGTTTGAGCTGGAGTATCTTGTAAGGAAATAACTAAATCACCAACTGAAACAACACTAGTTCCTAAAGTTCCTGTAACTGAGATAATCCAAAAGTCACCTTTCAAAACTGCTCCAGCGATTCCCGAACCGCCTGTAGCTGGGAATAAGTTAGTTGAAGCGTCATAAGAACCTCTGTAATCAAGTAATCCTACTACTGCTGAAGTTATGGCATCATTTACTGCCTTAACTGAAGGATACAAAGTATCATTTATTGTTCCGAAAGTTGTGGCTTTATTTGTAGTTACTTCGTAAGAACCACTAGCTTGCTTTCCGTTTATCTGACTTTGAATACCAGATGTAACACCTTTAACATATACCAACTCTGTTAAACTTGGGTAAGTGGCAACTGGCAAAGTTCCTTGCGTTGAAGAACTTGCCCAATATGCAAGTTCGTTGGTAGTTCCTGTGCCTGTGATTGGATTTGTTAAAGCCAGTTGATATTCGCTTAAAGCGTGACCACTATCCTTTATAAGTTTTCCAGTTGTTGTGTCAAATATTGCAATATTGCCATTAGTCGCCGAAGCTGGACCAATTACATCACCAGAACCTAAGCCAGGGTCTCCTTTATCACCCTTAATTCCTTGAATACCCTGTATTCCTTGCCCTCCTGTATTTCCTCTAGGGATAGTAAAGTCTAAAATAGCGTGATAAACAGTTCCTGAATTAACTACAGTAGCATTAGAACCAGCAACTCCTGTTGTAGTAGTTCCAGCGGTTACGGTAGCGTCTTCTCCTTGAATACCTTGAGAACCAGGAGTTCCTGTATCACCAGTATCTCCTTTTTCTCCGCTAGCACCTTGAGGAATTGAGAATTGGAAAATAGCGGCGTGAGTATTCCCGACGTTCGTTACTGTAGCAGAAGTTCCTGGGGCAGTAGTTACTGTTGCTCCGATATCAAGAGTTGCGGCATTACCTGTTAAACCAATAGGACCAGTGGTTCCTGTTCCACCTTGAACACCCTGAACACCCTGGATACCTTGAGGACCGATAGGACCTTGTGGACCTGCTACCTCAAAAGGGTAAAGTCTTGTATCAGTTATTCTTCTGCGTCTATTTATCAATGACATATTTTTTAAAATTAATAAGGATAACCAGTATCAACCGCAGGATTTAAAATAAAATTGCGATTTAAACTTTCTTTTTGCTTCATTTTCTCACGTCTAGCCAAATAATTAGTATACATATCTTTAGTTCCGCTTGAACTCGTTCCATTATCAGAACCGCCACCGTGAAGTTTTAAAAGCATTTTCCAGGCTAAGAAGTATTGAACAACTGTTGGGTCTGGTAAAACTACATTATCGCTATCGTGTTGGATAGGAACTAGGGATTTATAGTAGTCTAGATAGTAGTTACGGTTGTTATAAACGTCTGATGTAACTGGCCAATGGTGTAAGTAGCCACCCCATACAGTAAAGTAGAAAGGTGACCCCATAGAAGCCCCCTGGAAGGCATCTTGTCCTATAGTTCCAGTAACAGTAGAAGCTACAATTGTTAGAACATTAGTTGTTCTGTCATTAGCGGTGTAAGAAATTTGATTAGCTCCGATTAAAACAGTTCCAGCATCGTCAAAATCTCCACTATCTGTCAATGTAATGGTGACATCAGTCAAGTTTATAGCAGAAGCAAGAGTTGAATAGGCAGTACAGTCTGTTACATAATCCCATTCTTCTTTGTCAATCCAAATCATAGGGTCATTTTTCCCTATTCTAAAGTTATAAATAGATTTGGTAGTATTTTGGTCGTCACAGTCGATAGGTAAAGCTATCTTAGCTGTTCCTGTAGTAGCATTACCAATGATAACATCAAAAGCTTGCATAAAAGACCAACGCTTAAACTCTCTTAAGCATTCCATTTGACAATTATCTATTTCTTGAAAACAAAATTCATCTGTTAATATTTCAGATGTTTTTTTATTAAGCATTCCTAGTGCCGAGTCAATAATCGAACGAGCAGAAGAGATTGTATAACCATTAAAAGGTGCTGGGTCTGAATAAGGGCTGAAAGTTGCGGTAATAGAGTTCTTAAATCTTGCGAAATAGAAGCCAGAAGCAGTTACTAAATCATTATAATTAGTTTCGTCGTTATCAGCCACAATAGTAGCAGTTATTAAGACCGTTTTAGTCCCTGTAGCAGTAGGGCTTGTTGAAATCTCTACTTGGTCAAAGTTTAAAACCCTGACAGTAGTAGAAGATGAGTGAGGGAATACTGTGTTTGACGCTAAGGTAACTGTTGAGCCTGTAGGAGCAGTTGAACCGTGAGTCTTTATAATCTCACTACCAAAGTTACCAGCCTCTCCTATAAGCAGAATTTGGTTAACAGCAAGACCTGTAATATTCTTTACAGTTAAAGTAGCAGAAGCGGAAGCCATATCAGCCGAAAGAATAGTTGAATTAGCATCAACTATCAAGTCAATAATAGGGATTCGTAGAGGTTGGCTTATTCTCCCAGTTCTCAATAATATTTTTGGTCTTTGTAACATCTAAGTAAAATTATTTTTTAAGAGTTGGGCAAGTTTTAAGGTGTCTTATTCCACGACTCGAACACTGTGAGCAGAATGGTTTCTTTACATCTGTTTTAACTTCATTAACCACAATAGCTTTAATTTCCTCTTTAATAGTTTCTAGTTCTTTAGAAGCTTTTTTAATATCAGTATCAATTTTAGGAACAATAGCGACTTTAGCTAGGCGTTCATCAATCTGTTTTTGATACTTTGCTTCAAGTTCAGGAGTCATTCTCTTTTCTCTATCCATTTTGATTAAGATATCATTGATATTAACAGCATTTTCAGGTGGAAGTTGGGACATCTTCTCATCAAATACTTCTTGAACTAAATTTGCTTGCTCCGGAGTTCTAATATCTAAATTACGAAGAGTGCTTAAAGGAATAGATAGTAAGTCTTGCTTTGTAGGTAATTCACTTTTTAAAATAATTTGCTTTACTTCTTGTAAGGTCATATTAAAAATATTAGTTAATTAGCCAGCATTTTGGATTTGGGCGTAATAAGTTCCGTCAGTAGTAGCAGCACAAAATACTCTCATATATCTAAATAAGTCGTCCTGGGGAAAGAAATAAATAGCAGAAGTATTAGTGCTTAAAGTAGGAGCGGCAGTTCTTATGTCTGTTTGGGCATTTGTATTAGCGACATTAGTAACTAAACGATTGTAAACAACCCAGTTGATACCGTCATTAGAAACTTCGATACCGAAAGCACCATTTCCTGATGTGTGATTAGCACAAGTGAATTGGATTGATTTTAATTGACGCTTGCTTAAGTCGTGGACTAAGCCAGCGGTGTTTGCTACTGAGGTAGTAATACCAGAGTAGTCATTCTCTTTGCCTGTAAAGGCATTTATTGATGTGGTGTACTGTACCGACATATTTTTTTTATAATTAATAATTAAATATTCATTCCTGCTCCCCGATTAAGAGGAGCAGAGTAAAGATTCGATTAGAAGATAGGATATCCGAAAGCGTCACCGATTGAAAATGTAACACCTGTAGAGTTTAGCAATGTAGTGCCTGGAGTAAATACTGCAGACGATTCATTCTTAACGTATGCATAACCGACAATAGCTTTTGTGCTATCACCGAAATTAATATCAGTTGTAATATTAACTGGACGATTTTTTGGAAAAGTATTACCGGCTACTACTGAAAGAGTAGTCGCGCCATTTAATGGATTCACGTCACATAAGAACGTAAACATTCTGCAACATTTAGTAGTTGTAGAAACTGTGCCGTCATTAAAGTCTAATGTTCCAACTACTACACCGTTCATATCTGTTGCTGTGGCAAGTGATGGCATATTTACTGGAGCAACTCGTACTCCAAGAATGTCGTTTACTCTAACACCAAAAGTATTAGTTGAAGCGGCTAAAGCTGAACCAGAACCAAATAATGGTAATTGAAATGTTGTTGATGTTCCGTCTATCACGATTGTGCCAGCGCCAGCATTCAAAAGTCTTCCTTGAAGAGTATTTGTTGAACCGATTGTAATAGCTGTTGCTCCTGCATTAATGAAGTTTCCTGCTAAATTATCATTTGCACCAGTAGTGATGTAATTAGATGATACAAACCAAACTCTGCCTGCTGTAGCTCCGTTAGTTAGGATGATGTTGTCGTTAGCACCAAAGACGATGTGGCCGCCAGTTGTAATGAATACATAATCACCAGCACCACTTAATGTAATATTCTTTGTGGCTGTTACTCCAAGACTTGAAGCTGTTGTGTAAATACCTGGAACGAATACTCCAAGACCTGCACCTGTTGGATTCCAAGCGTCTAAAGCAGAAGCGAAACCTGAAATATCAATAGCGGCTGCGTTTGTGCTTAATGCATTAAGCTGTGTGTAAAGTGTTGCTACGTTTGCTAACGCTGCTACCTGACCAGTTGTTCCTAAATTAGAACCAGTTGTAAACGACACATAGGTTGGATTAACAAGAGATGTTCCACCTGCATTACCAGTAGAAACAACAGTTGTTCCATTATTGGTGATAGTAGTAGTTGTTCCAGAGAAAAGTGCATATCCGGAAGCAAGACCTGCGCTGTAAGCGCCTGCGCCGCCACCAGATACTCCCAAACCAGGAGCTGAGGTAACGCAGTTTGAACCAAAACTAGAAATACCGTTTTGGAAGTTTGTTATGTTGTTGTTGCTATATTGTTTTTTTCCTTGATACATAAATTTTTATAATTAAGCGAATTAACGATTAACCTTAGTGAGCTGAGATAGAATCACATTATGAACCTATCTCAACCCACTTGGGCTAAGAATGGATTTTTGAAGAACCAATAAACTTTTATAATTAATTTAATAGGGGTTTTTCTTATTCAGAGGATGACCCCTAAAACCTATGACTAAATTACTAGGTTAAACTTGCGCTCCCAACAGTCCATTGGAAAGACTGAAAACCAGGTCTGAACATAACTGAACCAGTGTAAATCTTAGTTCCGTTATTAACGACTTTATCGTCATCAAACTTTGGTCTCCAACCCCATACCATATAAGCCATTGAAGCAGCTCTTTCCATATCGATTACGAACCAATATTTAGGGTAACCTAATGGAATCCAGTTAGCAACTTTGTAATCAATGTAACCTTGAGCATTGTCAAAGACATTGTTTACACGATTAGCACTATCTGGGTTACCAATAGAACGTAATACTTCTTCAGCTTTTTCTTTGTTCTCACGAGCAACGATTAAACGAAGCTTAGAACAAGGTAATAACTGAATGCCTTTATCGTCATACATACGGTCCATCATCTGCACCGCAGTCTTAAGATTGTCGTAAGTAAGAGGGATAGCACCTAAAGTATTGCTTTGAGTAGAACCGTCAACCATAGGATGAACAGCACTATATAAAGCTACATTATCACCACCTGTGAAGAATGTTGTGCCAAAACCTAAATAAAAGAGTTTAGCAGCGTCCGTATTGATACGAGCATTTAGAGAATTAGCTACTGCACTGACCAAGTTATTAATTTTTGGCCATAAATTGAAGCGTAGCATTTCTTCGGTAATTGTAATCGCTTCTGTAAACTTAATAGGAGTGATTGTTACCTTTTTAGCTTGAGCAATATCTTCTCTGTGATAAGGCTCTTTTTCACCAGTCTGTTGAGCAATGCCTAAACCTGTGAAATTCTCGAATTGGGTGTCTAGGATTTCGGCTGTGTAATCAGTCAATCCATAATCAGCGTATTCTAGTTTAGTAGAAAGCTGAGTTGTTTTTTCGTCCCAAATTTTACGAATTCTAGGGTCAGCAAGGTCAAATAATTTTTGTAAATCTGCCATATGTTTATATTTATTTTATTAAGCAGTCTTGCTGTTCATTACTTTAACGAACTTGACTAAGCACTGTCTCAAGCCTGAACCTGAACCTGTGCCACCAATAGCTAATGGGTCGACTTTAGTAATCATTACTACCCCACCAGCACTTGGTGCTACGATACCTTCACTAACATCTACTTGCATAGCACCAGTGGTGCCAGTTACTTCATAAGTATCACCAGGAGCGGTCAACACGGCTAAATCCGAGTTAGTTCCCATTAAATACTCATAATCTTGGTCGATAGGTTGAACAGCAGGAGTAACTTTAGCAACAGTTTCATTATCTGTCGCCATTGTTACAGTTTTGGCAATAATACCAAAAACCGCTACTTCATCACCTACAACCTTTAAACCATCAGAAGAGTCAATAGTGACAATATCACCTATTGTGAAAACTTCACTATTCTTTCCGATA